CGTAGTTGTATGGAGAACAATAAACAATTGTATTAAAGAAATTAAAAAAAAAATTAATGAAGAGTAAAGGCTTAGGCGATACAGTAGAAAAGATAACAAAAGCCACAGGCATAAAACAAGCTACTGATTGGATATTTGATAAGATAGGTAAGGATTGCGGATGCGATACAAGAAAAGAAAAACTTAACAAAATGTTTCCTTACAAAAATGTAGAATGTTTAAACGAAGATGAATATGTATATCTAAAAGGATTCTTTAACCAGCAAAAGAATGTAGTAAATGCAAACGAACAAAAAGGATTGCTAACAATACACAATAGAGTATTTAACACCAACAAACAAAGCTCAAGTTGTGGTAGTTGCGTTAAAGGTTTAGTTGATACTATGAGGAGATTATATAATGAATATGAATACGAAAGAGAAAGTAAAAGCAATTGAAAAAAAGCTAATTGTATTTTTAAATAAATACAGAACAAATACAGAACAGAAAAATGAGCAAAGCAGATTTAATACCATTCAAAAAAGGACAGTCAGGAAATCCTAATGGTAGGCCTAAAGGTAGTAAGAACAGAAGCACAATATTAAAAGAAATAGCAGAGCTTAGAACAAAAGGCATACATCCAGTTACTGGTGAAGAAGTATGGATGACTAATGAATATAGAATGGCTATGGCTGTTATTGAAAAGGTTATTGAAAAAGGAGACCATCAAGCACTTAATATGGTATTAGATAGTATCTATGGTAAGCAGAAAGATTCAGTTGATATACATACATCAGAAGAAGTAAACCACGATTTCAGAAACATCATTGCAAGGATTAAAGCTCAATAAAAAGTATTTAGTATTTAATGAATCTCTTTCACGTTATTTTATTGTAACTGGTGGTAGAGGTTCTGGTAAATCATTTGCTATAAACTCTGTTCTTCTACTATTAACCTATCAAGCTGGACACACAATATTATTTACACGTTACACGCTAAGAGCTGCTGGTATTTCAATCATACCTGAATTTATAGAAAAGTTAGAACTGCTTGGAGTTATTGACCAATTTAAAATAACAAAGGATGAAATAATAAATAAAGGCAATGGCAGTAAGATAATATTTAGAGGTATTAAAACAAGCTCAGGAGACCAAACAGCAAACCTTAAATCATTACAAGGTATTACTACTTGGGTAATGGATGAAGCAGAAGAATTAAATGATGAGGATATATTTGATAAGATTGATTTATCTGTTAGAAATAAAATACAAGAGAATAGAGTTATATTAATATTGAATCCAACAACTAAAGAACATTTTATATATAAGCGTTGGTTTGAAGATAGAGGTGTTGCTGCTGGTAGTAATATAACTAAAGAAGATACTACCTATATACACACTACATATTTAGATAACATAGATAACCTCTCAGAAAGCTATATTAAGCAGATTGAAACAATGAAGGTTAGAAGACCAAACAGATACAAGCATACAATAGAAGGTGCTTGGCTGGATAAAGCTGAGGGTGTTATATTTACTGATTGGAGTATAGGAGAATTTAAACAAGTAGGTAAAGTTGTTTATGGTCAAGATTATGGATTTAGCAATGACCCTTCAACATTAGTTAAAACAAGCATAGACAAAGAAAATAAAGTTATCTATATACAATTATGTTTCTATCAAACTAAATTAACTACAAGCGAGATATTACAACTAAATAAAAAGTTTGCAGCAGATAATTTAATAGTAGGTGATTCAGCAGAACCAAGATTAATAACAGAACTAAGCAGAGATTGTAATGTTGTGCCAGCAATCAAAGGACAAGGTAGTATTACATTTGGTATTAGTTTATTACAAGATTATGATTTAGTAATTACAGAAGATAGTACAGAATTAATTAAAGAGTTAAATAACTATTGTTGGTTAGAGAAGAAATCACAAACACCAGTTGATAATTTTAATCACGCTATTGATGCGTTGAGGTATGCAGTAAGCTACCAATTACAAAATCCAACATTAGGAGAATATCACATTTATTAAATATTATGAAACTATATAAAGGAGATTGCTTAATTGAAAGCGACAAAATAGAAAGTGGTAGTGTTGATTTAATATTGACAGATTTACCTTATGGTAATATGAATACTAATGGAGGTAGAAAACTTGGAATTAATGGTTGGGATTTAGCAATAGAACCAAAAAAAGTTTATGATATTGCAAACAGAATATTAAGAAAGAATGGTAAAATGATACTTTTTAGCCAAGAACCTTATACTACTAAATTAATAACCGAAGCAATACCGAATATACCTTTTGCATATAGAGCAACTTGGGAAAAAGATAATTTCGCGGTTGCTTTAAGTGCTAAGGTTAATATGGTTTCATTTACAGAAGATATTTTAATATTTTCTAAAAGCGAAGATGTGACAATTAACCCAATAAAAGAATATACTAATAAAATTAGAACCTTTATAAATAAAAAAAATTATGATATTTATGATGATTTTAAAAACGCTGGGTTTAAAAAATATGCTGTTTTAGATACATTTAATAGCGATAAAGCAAGAAGGTATAATTTCCATACTTTAGAAACCTACAATAATTTAATTGAGTTATATGGTATTGACAAAATGGAAGGCTTTATGAATTATGAAGATGCCTTTAAAATATACAAAGGTTTTGAAAATAAAACGATAAGCACTTTCAATTTATGGGAAGGTAAAAAATACAAAAGCAATATTTTAAAATACAAAAAGGATTATAACGGACACCACCCAACGCAGAAGCCTGTATTATTGTTAGAGGATTTAATTAAAACATTTAGTAATGAAAATGATTTGGTAGTTGATTTAACAATGGGTAGTGGTTCAACTGGTGTAGCGTGTAAGAATACAAATAGAAACTTTATAGGCATAGAACAAGATGAAAACTATTTTAAAATAGCTAAACAAAGAATAAAACAAACTGAATATAAATTATTTTAATTATAGCCACGCTTAAGCCACCCTTAAGCATTTAGATAAGATAAGAAAAGATAAGATATATAAGAGAAATAAAAAAAAGTTTAAAAAAGTTTTGTAGTTTATAAATATATTTATATATTAGCATTGTAATTAATTAAAACCAAAACAAAATGACAACTCAAGAATATAACAACAAAGCAAAACAATTAAACAAAAAATTTACAACATTAAACGCTACAGTAAAAACATCTGCTTGGGGTGGCAGATTAGAAATAGAAGTTTCGACTGTAGATAAAGCAAAAGCATTAAATCAAATGTATCCAAGTTTTACTTTTACATCTGGAATGTATAAATAATTAAAATACCAAGAGGCAGCCGATTTATTAGCGTAAGTCCTCAAATAATTAGAAGCTACTGTAACAGGTAGCTTTTTTTTATTATATTTGATTATAATTTAAAATAACTTTCTGAATACGTTTAGTAAAGTCTTGATTTAAAATTTATGTTTTGGTTAAAGTAGGTAGTCGGCAAAAGAGCGTTACCTACTTTTTTTTATATTTGTATATAACGATTCACTAATTTAAACGTTTGTATATAAAATGAAACTAACTATTAACATACCAGAAACTCTTAATGAGGTTACTTTGAAGCAATACCAAAAGTGGTTAAAGATTGCTGATGGTAAAGAACTGGATTCGTTTCTACAACAAAAGATGGTAGAGATATTTTGTAATATACCACTCAAGCAAGTATTACAAATAAAAGCTACTGATATAAACAACATCTGCGAAGAGCTATCAAAGCTATTTAATAACGAACCTAAATTTATAGATAGATTTACTTTAAACGATAAAGAGTTTGGATTTATACCAAAGCTGGATGATATTTCATTTGGTGAGTATGTAGATTTAGATACTTACTTAGCTGATTGGGATTTAATGAATAAAGCTATTGGTGTTTTATATAGGCCAATAACCTACAAGAAGAAGAAGCAGTATTTAATAGAAGAATATGAAAGTGCTGAAAAGTACGATATGACAGAAGTAACTTTAGATATTGTATTTGGTTCTATTGTTTTTTTTTACAGTTTAAAGAACGAATTACAGAAAACTATCCTGAATTATTTAGCAACACAGAAGGAGGTAGAGCTTCCTCAGCATCTGCGGGATTCTCTGCAAAGTGGGGCTGGTATCAATCTATCTACGGACTTACTAATGGAGACATTCTCAAATACAATCAAATTACCAAATCAAAACTACACACCTGTTTAATGCACTTAGCATTTGAAAAAGATAAATATGAATTAGAACAACAAATATTAAAAAGAAGCCAACGATGACAAAGGATGATATATTAGAAGAATTAACAGAACGCAATTTATTGATTGAGAATGAACACATAATTTTAGTTGATGGCTTTGAAGAAGCATTTATAGGTATTACAGCAAATAATCCAATACAAGCAATATATGATTATTGGATATGTTTAGATTTATTAATACAACGTGATAAAATGGATTTTGATAATGCTATTGATGACTTAGATGAATTTATTAATCAAGATTTAGGTGAACACACACCACGATATATAAAAATAGTATGAACAGTTTTTACAATATAATAGATAAAATAAAAGAAGTAATTGTAGCAGAACCATTTAACAATG